GGGTCAAGCGCCGGTTGAGCGCTCGCTCAATCCCAAGGAAGACGCAGGTCACGAAGACCATGGCTTCCACAGGAAAGGTGAGGGCTGAACCCATAGACGCGAACTTCCCCAAGCGATGAATCACTTGTCCTTCGGGAAGATCAACAGCAGCCTTGCGACTGCGAGTTGCATCGACCGCGGCAGATAGCCACGGAAAATCAACAAGCATAGCTCGGACTAGCTGGTTTGACACTCTGTCGCTTGCGTCGCTCAGATCGAGCGTCGCAAGGGTTCCATCTCTGGAACCGATTCGAGCCATGTCCTGATTAGGGACACGGTCTTTGAATCCCAAGAGTCCTGACGCGCGGGAGTCACTCCGTTCGTCAATGACTCGTACCAGACTGGTAGCCACGGCCTGCTGCATGTATTGCACCGCAGTAGGTTCGATGGCAATAAGTCGGGGTGTGTCAAGCGTCTTAGGGACTGCAGTGACCTTGACAGGTCGCTCAATCCCGGGCTCTCGGAAGTGAACACGGTCAGAGCTATAGTACTGTCTCCAGTACCGCTCGTTCGGAAGGACGTATATCCCGTAGGGAAACACATCCTCCAGACGCTGGGGCCATTCGCGCTGTTTAAACTTCGCGTTTCCGAGAAGTTTATCAGCAGTGGCACCAGGTCCGTGCTTCGGAAGGACAGCATCGTTGAAGATTTCTCCGTCAACAATGCTAAGAGCGTCCGACCAGAGCAGTCTTGACATGCGAGTAAACTCTTGGTAATCATCCAAGGTCCGTTCGTTGTCAAGGCTCTTCACCTCCAAATCAGTCTCGATGAATTTTCTCAAGGCACGAACCTCCCTCTCGGGAGTCGTGCGAATGAGAATCTTGCCGAAGAGAAGCGTCAGCTGTCTCACGGCGAACACAGACTCAGAGTCTGGCTCATCGAGCAACCGTCCGCTAACAGGATCGAACACGCGACTCAGGAAACCCGACATGAATGCCGGGAGACCCCCCTTCCACTTGAATCCTTGGAAGAGGGAGGAGTCTACACCACCTTTCTCCAGACCTTTTTGGAGATCTTTACCAAAGGTGGGTAAGGTTATCGTAAGGAACGATAGCCCCTCGTGCTCGGTCCGACTCGTGACAGTTACATAATCACGAGCGGTGCTAGTGCAACATCTTCTGGCCAACTCATCGGCCAGAACCTGCCAGAGAAGCAGGAGGTTTCGCACCTCCACTGGGCTTTTCATCGTGGCCTCCTAACAGAGGTTCGCGATCCGGCTCAGGCTTCACACAGTGTTCAGACCGTACGTGTTGAAGAGACTAGGCCTCCTGGCCAAGCACCTTCGTCACGTTTGCCCCCGAAGAAGCCGTGAGCCACCCAGTCAGGGCGTCCACGACGTACTTCTGCTCGGCCGGCGTCAAGCCGCGAAGAGGAGTGTCCATGACCACGTAAGCGGACATGGAGAACTCCTGGTTCTCCGCGGTGATGGGGTCGGCAGCAATCTTCGAGTAATCGAGGCGGACCGTGCGACGAGCTCGCTTGCCAATGGCGTGCGAGACC